CTCACCCCTTGAATCGTAATAATGCAGAAGAAAATTACCGATCGTATCGTTGTAGTGCCCGGGTCCTGTGGGGCTTGCCTGGTTCTCTCCAGACTGTAAACATTTCAGCAAGGCAAAAGGCGGCAAGCCAAAGGATAAGAATATAAGAGGTCTTGCATGGGTAGCATGCCGATGGGCTGGACTGGTAAGACCTAGAGTAATCATGTTGGAGAATGTGGAAGAATTCAAGACATGGGGACCGCTGAATAGAGGACATCATCCGATAAAAGCAAAGCAGGGAAAGACATTTAATAAGTTTGTAAGCCAGCTGCAGAATTTAGGATATGAAGTGCAGTTCAGGGAGCTTGTGGCAGCAGATTACGGTGCACCGACAATGAGAAAGAGATTCTTTATGGTTGCAAGATGTGACAAGAAACCTATTATATGGCCAGAGCCTACATATGCACCGGCAGACAGCGAAGCCGTGAAAAAGGGACTGCTAAAACCTTATGTTGGAGCATATACGCAGATAGATTTTAGCAGACCATGCCCCAGTATCTTTGATACATCTGAACAGATAAAAGAGAAATATGGAATAAAAGCGGTAAGACCATTAGCACCTAAGACAATGGAAAGAATCGCAAGAGGCTTAAAGAAATTTGTTTTGGATAATCCAGAGCCTTTTATTGTTCAGTGTAATCATGGTGGAGACAGAAGACCGCTGGATACTAAAGAACCATTGCCAACAATTACAGGTAAACATGGATATGGGATTGTTGAACCTTACATGATTCAGATTGGACAGACTGGTTTTACAAAAGACCGGAGCAAGAATATTCAGGAGCCGCTATCTACGATAGTAAGTAAAAACGAGCATTGTTTAATATGTCCTACACTGATCCAGTACCATTCCGAAACAGCACAGGGAGAAGTCCGGGGACAGACAATAAAAGATCCGATCATGACCGTGGATGGATCGAACCGGTATGGATTAGTTACATCATTCTTACATAAATATTATGATGGTGGCTATAAGGGAGCCGGAGAAAGCATGGAAAATCCATTGCCGACAATAACAGCGTGGGATCATAACAGCGTTGTTACGGCAAATTTGATCCAGATGAACAATCACTGCGATGGGAAGGACATAAGACAACCCTTACCTACCATTACGGCCGGAGATGGACATTTCGGGGAAGTTCGGGCATTTCTGATAAAGTATTACGGACAAGGCACCGGACAGGACATTCAAGAGCCGTTAGATACAGTAACATCGCGGGATCGATTCGGCTTAGTAACAATCGAAGGTGAGGATTATCAAATTGTAGATATTGGTTTGCGAATGTTGGAACCTAGAGAACTGTATGGATGCCAAGGATTTCCGGCAGATTACATAATTGACCGCGATTACACAGGAAAGACATACCCAAGAGCTGAGCAGGTTAAGAGATGTGGCAATTCTGTTAGTCCAATGGTACCTAATGCACTGGTAAGAGCTAATCTTAAAGAATTATGCATAGCACAGAGAATGCCTAACTGCAGTATAAACGAGGAAAAGACAGGACAATTAAGATTTGCCTAATAAAATAATAAGGAGAATGATTATGATTAAATGTGATAAAGGAAGAATCAAAATGGAGGGAACACCCGCACTATTAACAGCAGAATTAGGAGTAATAACAAGGGAAGTGTATAGAGGCATGGTTAGAGCAGGATTCTCGGAGAATTTTGCTAAGAGCAAAATAGAGCATATGCAGGAAATTGCCCTGATGACAGATGAAGAATTTGAAAAAGAGAAGGAGAAGACTTTGGATGAAAAAGCAGAGAAACTTGCAGATATGATACTAAAAAGCATGGGTATATGGAGGTAGTATGGCAGCAGGAATAATAGGTTTTATAGCCGGCTTTATAGTGGCATGGGTAATATCAGCATTATGTAATGCAGGAAGGGGAAACTGGGATGAATAGAGATTGTATTATGATTAATTTGGAGCAGAGAGATTGTAAGGGGCTTATTGAATTATATTGCGCCAAGGAGGATAAGCCTTGCCCATTCTATAAGCCGGCGGATAAATACAATAGAGATGGCAGCAGAAAGAAGGAATAGATAATGCGGAAAACTATTCCTAAAAAGATTAGAAAGATTGTGTATCAAAAATATAATGGTCACTGTGCATATTGTGGTTGCAAGATACCGGAAAAAGGATTTAATGTAGACCATCTGCATTGTTTAAGAAATTATGAGTATGACGAGGACATAGATGTTCACGATGTAAGCAATATGATGCCAGCTTGCGGCTCCTGCAATCGATATAAGTCAACGATGGATTTAGAGACATTTAGAGAGCAACTACAGAAAATACCAGACAGGCTAAAAAGGGATGTGTGTACTTACAATATCGCTGTGAGGTTTGGTATGGTTCAGGAAAAACGAGAGCCAATAAAATTTTTCTTCGAAAAAATGAAAGAAACAGGAACGGCAGAAGTCACAGGAAAAGAATTTCAAGTCCGAATACATAATAAGTGGATTAATTGAGAGGTAACAAGTGTTTAAATTATTTAGAAAGGAATAACGAATCCTCGGTAAACCGAGGTTGCTAAATAAAGATGTTAAAGATTTAGTTGTAAAGTGTGAAATAGTAGCGTTAATGATTCGATAAGGTGGAATTTGAAGTAGCGCAGTTATACGGTAATCGGTAATTGAGTTTCAGACCATTGGCATGGGAAGTCGATTCACACTATCCACGCACAGGATTTGTAGCGTGGTGTTATGAAAAAAGATTATAAGGTGTGTTGGTTATCTGCAGGCATTTCAAGCTTTATTGCAGGATATTTGAACAATACAGCTATATTCACAGATGGAGAAGGAAAGGAATACAGGAGGACTCCGATTGATGAATGGATATATATTGATATAAAGGACCAGCACCCTGATAGTATGCGATTTATAAAGGATTGTGAAAAAATAATAGGTAAGAAAGTAACGATTCTTAAATCTGACAGGTTTAATTGCGTCGAAGATGTTATTAGAAAGTACAAGTTCATAAATTCAGAGCATGGCGCACCTTGTACAGGGATGCTAAAGAAAGCAGTAAGGAAGAAGTGGGAAAATGAACATAAAGAACACGCTTTAACCTATGTTTGGGGAATGGATCTTAACGAGAAAAACAGGGCGGAAAGATTAAATACAAATTTTCCTGAACAAATGCATGAGTTTCCATTAATTGATTTGATGCTTAAAAAACAGGATTGCCACGCTATTGTGAATAGAATGGGAATACCCAGACCACTTATGTACGAACTAGGCTATCAGAACAATAATTGCATAGGTTGTGTAAAAGGCGGAATGGGTTACTGGAATAAAATACGGAAAGATTTTCCAGAAGTATTTGAAAGCCGGGCAAAGTTAGAAAGAGAAATAGGCGCAACCTGTATTAATGGCACATTTTTAGACGAATTAGAACCTGACAGGGGAAGAATAGAAGACGAAATCAGCACAGATTGCGGAATTATGTGTTACTTAAATCTATAAAGGAGCTAGATATGATATATATTAGTGGCAAATAGGAGGAAAAATGAGACTAATTGATGCGGATAAACTGAATTATTCAGAACAACATTACAATAAAAGCCAGATGAAAGCGATTCTTGATTTTATTGATAATCAGCCAACAGCCTATGATGTTAATAAGGTTGTTAATCAAATGGAAAAAGATAAATTCATTGACTGCGAGACTATATTATCAGATGTACATCAAGGATATAACGCTGGGCTAAGCAGAGCAATCGAGATAGTAAAGGCAGGTGATTCATAATGCTAATATTGCCAATTAAGAAAAAGTGGTTCGACATGATTCTTTCTGGAGAGAAGAAAGAAGAGTATCGAGATATAAAAGAATACTATGAGACAAGATTTCAGAATTTGTTCGGAGCCATAACCATACATCCATTATATCCACCAGACAATTTCTTAGACAGAAGCGAATTTGAGTTATTGCAAGGAGAGGCAGTACCAGAGGAGATAAGGAAAGACAGGGTTCAGGAGATTATTTTTCGTAATGGTTATTCCAAGAATTCTGAAGCAATAAAAGCAAGATGTAGATTATGGATTGGAAAAGGTAGACCAAAGTGGGGAGCTGAACCAGATAAACAGTACTATATTTTAGAAATCCTGAATGTTGAAAAAATGGCAGCAGATAAGACTATATTACAGAAGGCAGGTGATTCGTGAGTGACTAAAGAAAATGAGGATAAAAAGAAATGGTTAAAAAGATATCGTAGAGCCAAAAGGAATCTGATAGTAACCGAACTTGCAGTAAAGGAACTGAAAGCAGCACAGATAATGGGAGCAAAGGGCAATGATGGAATGCCTAAAGGAAAAAATAACAGTTCCGATTTAAGTGATTATATAGTAAAACTGGAAGATAAAGAAAAGGAATATGAGAAATCTAAAGAAAGTTACATTAAAATTTGTGATGAAATAATAAGTGCTATATATCTACTACCAGATAGCAGGCAGCAGATGGTTTTGATATATAGATATATCACATCAGATAACAATGATTGGTCAGAAGTATTAATAAAAATGAGAGAAGCAGGGGAAGCGTATTCAATGCGACAGATATATAATATACATGGCGAAGCACTTAGAAATCTAAAAATATCTTAGAAATTTAGAATAATAAGCTTGACATGCGGAAGTTATAACAAGGCTTATGAGTGAATACATAAGTAAAAAACGCTAAGTTGCACCGGTACAACATATATTAACAATATACTGGCAGCAGATAAAAGATTGCAGTAAATTGCAGTTTTAAATGTGATATTATGTATTTATAAAAGATTGCAGTAAATTGCAGTTTTAAATGTGTTATAGTATAAACTACAGAAAGAGCAAGGGAATCTTAAACGGATTCCCTTTTTGATTGCAATGGAATTTGATTACAATAGTAAGAGATGGAAACAGAAGAGAGCCAGAATACTAAGGCGGGACAAGTATATGTGTGTTGAATGTAGGAAGTATGGACGACAGAGAGAAGCAGTCACGGTTCATCACATCAAACATGTAGATGAATACCCAGAGCTTGCCTACATAGATACTAACCTTGAGAGCCTGTGCAATGCTTGTCACAATAAGATGCACCCTGAAAAGGGCGGACATAAAGCATAGCCCCCCTGTTTAAATGAAAAATTTTTAAGTCGTCTGGGACCGGGGAGGGGAACTCTTTCCAACTCTGCAAAAAATATCAGGGAGGGGGGGAATGCCAAAATGGAGTCTGAAAAATGGAGAAGAAAAATCAAGGACAATCTCAAGAAATTAGGCACTTATGACGCTGCTTATAACTCTGTCATAAATACTCTGGCAGATACCCTGGAACAGCGCGATAAAGTTTACGGAAATTATAAGAAAAATGACGAAGACATGATTGTTGAGTATACCAATAAAGCAGGCAAGACAAACATGGTAACAAATCCTAAGATTGTACTATGGAATGAGCTTAACAAGACAGCGTTGTCGTATTGGAAGGAACTTGGATTGACACCTTCCAGCTTAAAGAAGATTGGAGGGGCAAGACCAGAGGAGAAGCCGACAGGTCTTGCAGTAGCACTTGCTTCAATTGAAAGCTAAGAACTGGAGTACAGTAATTGAATATGCAGAATCAATACGAGATGGAAAGAAAGTAGCTTGTTTGGAACTTAAGCAGGCAGTAGACAGATTCTTTCGTGATCTGGACAATCCAGAATATGAAGTCAATCCCAAAGCGCCAGAGTTCTGCATACAGATAATTGAAAAAACAATAAAGCATCAGCAAGGAGAGCGTATTGATGGAACACCATTGAGAGGCACTCCTTTTTTGTTGGAGCCATTTCATAAATTTATAATATATAACCTCGTTGGTTTTTATCACAAGGGTACAGGTATTGTAAGATTTCATGAGGCTCTTATATTTATACCGCGAAAGAACATTAAGACATCTTTTGCGGCTGCATTAGCATGGGCATTGTCATTATGGTATAGACGTTCAGGGTCAAAGGTTTATATTGCTTCAGCGGCACTAATGCAGTCGCTGGAAAGCTTTAATTTCCTTGATTACAACGTAACAGCAATGGGGGAAAAGAAAGTAAGAGGAAAGAAAGGGGGAAGCGTAAATGTTATTGATAACAACAATGAGCACAGTATGGAAGCCACCCTCCCGGATGGGAGCTTTTATATAAGAGCGTTAGCAGCAAATCCGGATGCACAGGATTCTCTTAATTGCAATATTGCAATAGTTGATGAAATACATGCTTTAAAAAAGCCAAAGCAATATAATCTTTTCAAAGAAGCCATGAAAGCATATACCAATAAGCTGATTATAGGTATCTCAACGGCAGGAGATAATGAGAATTCATTTTTGGGAAACAGATTGAAATATTGCAGAAAAGTGTTAGATGGGACAGTTAAAGATGAACAGTACTTTATATTTATGTGCTGTGCTAATCCTGATGAGAATGGCGATATTGATTATACGAATCCGGAAGTTCATGAAATGGCCAATCCTGCTTACGGTGTTTCAATCCGTCCTGAAGAACTGCTGAATGATTCATTACAGGCACAAAATGATCCACAGCAGAGAAAGGATTTCTTTGCAAAGTCATTAAATGTATATACATCTGCTATTAAAGCATATTTTGACATTGAAGAATTTAGAAGGTCCGATTCTAAGTACAGTTGGACACTTGAACAGTTGGCAAAGCTCCCAATAAAATGGTATGGTGGCGCAGACCTGTCAAAGATGCACGATCTTACGGCTGCATCGTTATATGGTAATTATAACGGGACAGACATAATAATACCTCATGCATGGTTTCCTGTTACAGCAGCATATAAAAAAGCGGATGAGGATAATATTCCTTTGTTTGGCTGGAAAGATAATGGTTGGCTGGATATGTGCAACAGTGCAACGGTCAATCATGCAGATATAGTTAATTGGTTTATAAGCATGAGAAAGAAAGGATTCAAGATTATTGAAGTAGGACATGATAGAAAATTCTGTAGGGAATATTTTATAGGTATGAAAAGAGCAGGATTTAAGATTGTTGACCAGCCACAGTACTTTTACAAGAAATCAGAAGGCTTCAGGCATATTGAAAAAGCCGTTAAAGACGGTAGATTGTATTATCTTCACTCTGAAGCTTATGAATATTGCGTTGAAAATGTGAGCGCAATAGAAAAAACAGATGACATGATTCAATACGATAAGGTTCAGCCGGAGCACCGAATAGATATATTCGATTGTTCAGTTTTTGCATGTATAAGGTATTTGGAAAATCTGGAAAAATCCAGCATTGCGTCAGGCTGGTTTGGAGGAAGTAAAAAGTGAGTAAAAGAAGAAAGAAACAAAATGTAAAAAGAGATGCTTCAGTTGGATTCCTTCTTTCTGGAGATGCATATACGACGCTATGTGGTGATGGATATACTCCATTAAGCAAAAATCCGGAAGTAGTGACAGCATGTGGAGTAATAGCAGAACTGATTGCGTCAATGACAATTTATCTGATGTGTAATACAGACAATGGCGACATAAGGATTAAGAATGAATTAAGCAGGAAGCTTGACATTAACCCTAACAGATTCATGACGAGACATACATGGGTAAAGTGGATTGTAATGAATATGTTGCTTGGCGGAAAAGGGAATGCAGTTGTATATCCTACAACGGACGATGGCATATTAGGAGACATGATATTAATTCCGCCAAGTCAGACATCATTTCTGCAGGATGGATATGGATATCAGATAGGGATAAATGGACGATATTATGATCCTGATAATGTACTGCATTTCGTATATAACCCGGATGAAAATTATCCATGGAAAGGCCGTGGGATAACGGTTGAGCTTAAAGATGTAGCCCAGAATCTTAAACAGGCATCAGACACAAAGAATGCATTTATGTCAAATAAGTTTCAACCAAGCCTGATTGTTAAAGTAGATGCCTCTGTAGAGGAGTTCCAGTCGCCAGAAGGCAGAGAAAAGTTATTAGAGGATTACACAGCGGGGGTAGAACAGGGAAGGCCTTGGATGCTGCCTGGAGAAATGATTGATATAAAAGAGATAAGACCATTGACTCTAGGAGATTTAGCATTAAACGATTCTGTTGTTCTTGATAAAAAGACGGTTGCATCTATTGTTGGAATACCAGCATTTCTTTTAGGTGTAGGAAATTACAATAAAGACGAATATAACAATTTTATATCGCGGAAAATAAAGGCAATTGCAGAAGAAATTGAACAGGAATTAACCAGAAAATTGCTGATAAGTCCTAACTGGTATTGGAAATTCAATGTCCAGAGCCTTTATGCGTATGATATTAAAACAATCAGTGATGTATACAGCAATCTCTATGTAAGAGGTCTGTTTACGGGAAATGAGGTAAGAGATAAGCTTGGAGCATCTCCTATGGATGGACTTGATGAACTTGTCTTATTAGAAAATTATATACCACTGGATAAGATAGGAGACCAGAAAAAACTTATACAGGAAGGAGATACGGATGGAAATTAAAGATACAGGAATGCAGATTCGCTCTGCAGAAAGCAAATTTAATACGAGGGAAGACGGAGAAGACCTTTACATTGAAGGATACTTCGCCGTTTTTAATAGCAACTACGAATTATGGCAGGGAGCAACGGAATCTATTGATTCTCACGCTTTCGACAATGCGCTTGGTGATGATATCCGGGCATTAGTTGACCATGACACGCACTTAGTACTTGCAAGGAATAAAGCAGGCACACTTGAATTGAAAATTGATTCGCGCGGATTATGGGGAAAAATCAGAATTAATCCGAAAGATTCTGATGCAATGAACCTGTATGAAAGAGTGAAGCGTGGAGATGTTGACCAGTGTTCTTTTGGATTTGACATTCTTGACCAGGAAACCGAGTACCGGGAAGATGGAACAGTTCATTGGACAATTAAGAGCGTAAAGCTGTATGAAGTATCAGTATGCACATTCCCGGCATATGAGGACACTTCGGTGTCAGCTCGTAAGAAGGATTACGAGGATATCAAAAGGAGATGGTCAGAATTGTGGAAAACACAGATGACTGCACGAATTAAAGGAGGAAAATAATGGCATTAAAGGCATTAATGCTTCGTAAGAAGCTCACAGACGCAAAGAAGGCTCTTGATGAAGCAAGAGCGAAGACAGCCACTTTTGAGACTAGAGAAGCAGAGCTTGAACAGGCTATAAGTGAAGCTGAAACTGATGAGGAAAAGCAGGCTGTAGAAGAGGAAGTTGAAAAGTTTGAAACAGAGAAGAAGGAACATGATGAAGAGGTTTCTAAGTTGGAAAGCGATGTAGCTGCTATAGAAAAAGATCTTGCAGATACAGAGGCTGAACAGCCAAAACCAGCGGCAAAGCCAGAGGAGAGAGGAGAAAGAAAGACAATGACAACAAGAAAATTCTATGGAATGGATATGCAGGAAAGAGACAGGTTCTTCGCCGATGATGGAGTTAAGAATTTCCTTGGCGAAATCAGATCATGTATCAAGGAAAAGAGAGCATTAACCAATGTTGGATTAACAGTACCAGAGGTAATGCTTCCACTTATCAGGACTAAGGTAGAGGAAACATCTAAGCTTGTCGGAAGGGTAAATCTTGCTACAGTGAGTGGTAAAGCAAGGACAAGAATCATTGGCACAATACCGGAAGCAATATGGACAGAAATGGTTGGAACACTTAATGAACTTGATCTTAAGTTTTACGATGACGAAGTTGATGGCTATAAGGTGGGAGGATTTATTCCAGTGCCTAATTCTATACTTGAAGATAATGATGTAGACCTTGCTTCTACTATCATTGATGCATTAGGTAAGGCAATTGGAAAAGCACTTGATAAAGCTATTGTGTATGGAACAGGAACAAAGATGCCATTAGGTATAGTTACAAGATTAGCACAGGCTGCACAGCCTGAAACATATAGCGCAACAGCAAGACCATGGGCTGATTTACATGAATCACATATAATTACAGGAACAGGTGCTACAGGACTTAATCTTTTTAAAGAAATACTCACTAATTCAGGTGTAATTGAAAATGATTACATTGAAGATGGTCTGGCATGGCTGATGAATAAGAAAACACATGATAAGGTGAAGATTCAGTCCATTGATAAGAATACTAATGCTCTTATTGTTGCTGGTATGAACAATACGATGCCACTTATCAATGGAGATATCATTGAACTTTCATTTATTCCAGATGACAATATTGTATTTGGATATTTACCAGCATATTTACTTGCACAGAGAGCAGGCACAGAAATAAGCCAGTCAGAGCATGTAAAATTCATTCAGGACCAGACTGTATTTAAAGGAACTGCGAGATATGATGGAAAGCCTGCAATTGCTGAGGCATTTGGTGTACTCACAATTTCATCAGCTGCACCGACAACAACGGTAACATTTCCAACAGATAAAGCTAAATAAGAGAGGTGATAAGCTTTGGACAACGCAAGCATATTGGAAATCATGAAACAGGATATAGGCATATCAGTTGAACTTCCACCAGAAAGAGAAGTATTTTTGACTAATTATATTGAGTTGGCCAGAGCTGCCATCGCAAGGGAAGGCATAACCGTTCTTGATAATATTGAGGACGGTATGCTTGTTGAAATGTATGCATCATATCTGTACCGAAACAGGAAAGAGGATAAACCTATGCCGAGAATGCTAAGGCTGGCACTTAATAACAGAAAATTAAGCAGGAAGGAGTTAAGTGATGGAGGGATATCTTGAACTTGTAACGCCTGTATATGAAAATGATGAACTGAACCAAAGCATTAAGACAGGAGAAAAGGTTGATTCTGTATGGGTTGAAGAAATATCTGTTACACGGAGTGAGTTCTATAATGCCGGTAATAGCGGGCATAAAGCACAGTTAGCATTTACGACAGCCTCAGCAAACTATAGCGGTCAGAGTGAATGCAGATTTTGCAAGAAAGCATACAGCATATATCGTACATATAAGTCTGATAATGAGACGATTGAACTTTATCTTGAAGAAAAGGTGGGAATAATGTGAAGATAGGAATAGATAGTTTGTCAGAAACCGTAGCACAGGAATTAAGCAATTATTCAAGAGAAGTAAATAAGGCTCTGCGAGATGAGGTGAAAACAACAACTAAGCAATGTGTTAAAGATATCAGGGAGGCTGCTCCAGAGGATACGGGAGCATATAAGAAGAGCTGGACATCAAAGGTTCAATATGAAAGTGAAGATGATATCCGGACAGTTGTATATGCAAAGGGAACAGGAGCAAGCTTAACGCATCTTCTTGAAAATGGACATGCGAAGGTTGGCGGTGGAAGAGTGAAAGCATATCCACATATTGCTCCGGCGGAAGAAAAAGCAAGCGAAAGCTTGTTTAACAGAGTGAAGGTGAGATTAGGAAAATGACGCTTGGAGATTTGATAAAAATATTAAGCACAACAAGTATTCCAACAACATACAGAGCGTTTGAAGAAGGGAAGTCGCCAGGGCTTCCCTTTATATGTATGGTTGATGCAGATACAGATAATTTTTTTGCAGATGGAAAAGTATTTCATGAAATTCATGCAGTTAATATTGAGCTGTATACGAAGAGTAAAGATATAGAAACGGAAAACAAAGTAAAAAAGGCACTTAATGATAACGAGATACCATGGCAGCAGACGGAGGTATACATTGAATCAGAAAAGTGTTATGAGCAAATATTTAGTATGGAGGTATGATATGGGAAAGAATAAGGTTAAGTACAATCTTAAAAATGTACATATTGCAGTAAAAAAGGCATCTGGGACATATGACACACCATTTGAGTTACCCGGAGCGGTAAATATGTCACTTAGTCCACAGGGAGGACTTGAACCATTTTATGCGGATGGTATCAAGTATTCTGTCAGTTCGACTAATAATGGATATGAAGGAGATCTTGAGATTGCTCTTGTTACGGATGAATTCAGAACACAGATATTTAAAGAGTACACAGATAACAATAAAGTTATGTTTGAAGATGCAGATGCACCGACAGTAGAATTTGCGCTCGGCTGTCAGATCGATGGAGATGCAAAAGAAACAATGTTCTGGTTTTATGGCTGTACAGCAACAAGACCGAATGTTGATGCACAGACCAATGAGGATAAGAAAACACCGCAGACGGATAAGCTCACAATATCTGTTGCCGGTGATGATTTTATTGTTGGTGGAAAGAAGAAACGACTGGTAAGAGCCAAGTCAACAGAGGAAACCACTACTTCACTGGAAACATGGTTTGAAAATGTTGTTTCACCGGTTGAAGCTGCATAAGGAGAATAATTATGGCAACAAAAAGAAATATAGAAATTGGTGGTATAGTATGCCACTTTAGAAGCTCAGCAGCAGTACCAAGGCTATATCGACTGATGTTTTCAAGGGATTTGTTTAAAGACATGTCAAAGCTGGCAGATGAATTGGATAAATCAAACAGACTGGAAGAGAAAGAAAAGAAAAAGGCTGAAGCAGAGGGCAGGGCTTATGTTAAGTCAAGCGCTCTGCCTCTTTCATCTTTGGAAATGTTTGAGAACATCGCATATGTTATGGCTAAACATGGAGACCCGTCACAGCCAGATAATATAGAGGAGTGGCTGGATCAATTTGAAATGTTTGATATTTATGAGATTTTACCTCAGATATTAGACATGTGGAAAATTGAAACACATCAGGAATCAGAACCAAAAAAAGTGTAGGCGAGATTGACAGAGAACTTAATACTCCTTTGTATTTGCTTAGGGTTGTTCAGTTAGGGATATCAATATCAGATTTAGAGCTGTTAAGCATAGGATTGGTGAATGATATGTTTATTGAATATAACAACGATGATTGTGAGTATGCAAGAAAAGCAACGCAGGAGGATATAGATGCTTTATAGGAGATAAGTATGGCTGGAACAAAAATAAGAGGAATAACAATAGAGATTGGCGGCGATACATCAGGTCTTAATAAAGCACTTGGTTCGGTTAATTCGCAGATAAAAAGCACCCAATCTCAGTTAAAAGATGTTGAGAGATTATTAAAATTAGATCCAAGTAATACAGAACTTCTTACACAGAAGCATAAACTTCTTAAAGAGGCTGTTACAGAGACTAAGGATAAACTTAAGACATTAAAAGAAACACAGGATAAAATAGATAGTGGAAAGGTTACTACGTCGAAAGAAGCTTATGATGCCTTAAAAAGGGAAATAGTGAGTTGTGAAACGAGTTTGAAAGACTTGGAGAAACAAGCGGCACAGAGCAATGTCAGTTTAGTAAAAGCGGGACAGGCATTTGATGGTATAAGCCAAAAGACAAGCGGTGTTGGCAAAAATATGTCGAAATTAACAGCTACTGTTGCAGGAGTAGGAGCTGCAGGAATAGGTGCGGCAATGTCGCTGGATGATGGATATGATACGATTATTACAAAAACAGGCGCAACAGGAAAGGCACTGCAAGAACTGAATGATGTCGCTGATGATATATATAGCTCAATGGCTGTATCAATGGAGGATGTGGGAATAGCAGTTGGTGAAGTTAATACAAGATTTCAGGCAACTGGAAAACAACTTCAGGATTTATCAGAGGAATTTTTAAAATTTGCACAAATTAATGGAACAGATCTGAATACTTCTATAGATACAACCGATGCAATAATGACCAAGTTTGGTATTGACACATCAAGAACATCTAATGTTTTGGGCCTATTTACTAAAGTTGGCCAAGATACGGGAATATCAATGGATACATTGCTAAACAGTCTGCAAACAAATGGTGCATCATTGCAGGAGCTAGGCTTTAGCCTTACGCAATCTACCATGTTACTTGCTCAGATGGAAGCAAGTGGTGTGGATACAACAATTGGTATAACATCACTAAAGAAGGCTGTTACTAATCTTACTGACAGCGGGAAACCATTAAATACAGCATTGTCAGAAGTTATATCATCAATAAAAAATGCAAAAAGTGATACAGAAGCATTAAATATTGCGTCATCAACCTTTGGAAGTAAAGGTGCTGCTGAAATGTCGAAAGCTATAAGAGATGGAAGGTTAGATATAAACGATTTAGCAGCATCATTGCAAAGCTATGGTTCTGTAGTATCAGAAACATTTGAAGAAACACAAGACCCATGGGACGAGGCAACAATTGCCACTAATAATCTCAAACTTGCCGGAGCAGATTTAGGTTCATCTTTATTGAAAACATTAACACCTAAAATAAATAGTACGGTTGAAGCAATTAAAAATTTTGCACAATGGTTCAGAAGCTTATCAGATGAACAAAAGAACATTATATTGATAATTGCCACATTAGTGGCAGCAATAGGACCGCTTTTTATATTTATTGGTAAAATGGCTAGTGGAGTTTCGGCAATAATAAAAGTTGTTCAGGTACTGATACCTATAGTGAGCTCTTTAAATGCTGTATTAGCTGCGAATCCTATAATATTAATAATTGCTGGAATAACTGCTCTGATTGTTGCAATTATACTCTTGTACAATAAGTGTGAGTGGTTTAGAGATGGCGTTAATGCAATAGTTGGAACAATCGTGGATTTTGCAAAAGATGTTTGGGAAAAGATAAGCACTTTTTTTACAGAAACGATTCCAAATGCTTTTGACGCTGTAGTATCTTGGTTTAAAGATAACTGGCAAGGTCTTTTGCTCCTTTTAGTGAATCCGTTCGCCGGAGCTTTTAAACTATTATATGATAACTGCGAAGTCTTCAGAAACTTTGTAAATGGATTTATAGAGAAAGTTGTTGGTGCATTTACAGGATTTGCGTCTGACATAAAAGAAAGAGCTGTAAGCATAGGAACACATATTACAGATGGAATTGAAGTTGCAATAGATTATATTCGTGATTTACCACACAAAATGACAGAGTGGGGCAAAGATATGATTGATGGATTTGTAGCAGGAATAAAATCAAAAGTAAGTAATGTTGAAAATGCTGTTATAGGTATAGGCAATAAAATTAAGAGCTTTCTTCACTTTTCAAGACCAGATGAAGGTCCTTTGCGCGATTATGAGACTTGGATGCCTGATTTTATAGGAAGAATGGCAGAACAGATAGAGCAACAGAAGGGCAAAATAACTAATGCTGTACAGAATATGGCAGGTGAAATGAAATTTACACCAGCTATAGCAGGTACATCTAGCACAACAAGCAACACCACAAATGTATTTAATGGAAATTATAAGTTTAATGATAAGTCTGATATTGATTATTTCATGAATCAGGCGGCACTTAGACTGAAAGGAGCACGATGATAGTTAATGGTACAGATTTAAGGACTAAATATGGTCTTAATGTTGTATGGCTTAGCCAGATGGTAAACCCCCGGACGGTGAATGTATATAATAATTGGCTTGATGGTGCAATAGACCCAGCTAAATATAAGAAGACAAAGTATACTGAATTTGAGATATACATTGAAATGCTTGTTAAATCTGAAAGTAAAGAAGATTGTGAAAAGTTAATGAGTTCTCTGATGGCAGACTTTGAATCAGGAATTGTTCAGCTGGATGACATGGAATTCTTATATAAGTTTGATATGGCCAAGGAGCAGAGAGAATTAAAGAAAAGATGGTTATATCATTATGAATTGACATTAACAGGTTATGCAAAACTTGGAAAGCCAGTTAATGAGAGCTTCACAGGAACAGAATACACAACAACTATTAAAGGCACAGCAGAAACCCCTGCTGTGCTTTCTTTAACATCAGATATTGCTTTAGGAAGCCTTACAGTAGAAGGATTAACGGAAGATACTATTACAATTTCTAATGTTGGAAGAAATACAAGTATTCTGATTGATGGAGAATCATGCCAAGTAACTGAAAACGGCGAAGATATATTTGATAAGGTTGATTTATGGAGCTTTCCAAGGGCAAGTCCTGGAGATATTAAAATTAAGCTGGGAAGCACATGTAGTGCAAAATTAAGCTATTATCCAAGATATATTTAAGGAGGCAATATGAAACTTAAGTTAGGTGAAATAAAAAGTGTGATAATTGGATTACGGAAGGTCTATGATAAGAAGCTTCCGGTGGCATTAAGCTATTCTATAGCGAGCAATGAGAAGATGCTGCTTGAAAAGTATAAAGAAGTTGAGGAACACCGTGAAAAGATATTCAAAGAGACTTGTCTGAAAGATGATGGCGGTGTACCGATTATGTTAAAAAATGAGAAGAACGGTACTGAAGAATATACATTTGAAACAGATGCAATAAAGAAAGAGGCAATTTCTAAGGTAGAAGAACTTTATGAGCTTGATGAAGATTTTGGCATAAGAACAGTAACGATGAATGTTATTGAGCTTACAGAAACAGATCCTAAGTATGATATTCTTACTGCACAGGATATGTCGGCATTATTGTTCATGATTAAATAAGAGGAGGAGCGGCTATGCTGAAATATATTGATAAAAATGGCAAGAAAAAGCCGCTAATTGAATATTCGAATCTGTGTATTGAAGAGGTGCTAGACTATGGGGACAAGACACTAACATGTAATGTTTCTATGAAATGTTCTGTGGTGCTGGAGGATATAATCAGGACCAGAACCGATGAATATGTAATAAAGCAGAAAAACGGACTGGCTGATGATGGTACATATACAGTAACAGCAAAACTTAACATTGACGAGCTGGAAGGGACTCCTTTTATATCTTTTGATACAACTGAAAAAACAGCACTGGAGGCAGCTCAGTTAGCTCTTGCTGGTACTGGGTGGACATGCGAATGTGATGTAAAAAAGAAGCGTACCATAAGAATGACAAATGCCTCATCATGGGAAATATTAAAAAAGATAGTTGATACTTATATGCTGGAAATGCAAATTGACAGTATAAATAAGACTATCATATTAAAGGAAAAAATTGGTTCGTATAAGGGAGCATATTTTACAGACCAGATCAACTTGATATCTTTAGAGAGCCAGGCAAATACGAATGATTTTTATACAAGGATTTATCCAATAGGAAAAGATGGACTGACAATTGAAAGTGTAAATAATGGCAGTACCACATTGGAAAATCATATATATAGTTCTAAAAATAAAACATATATATGGAAGGATGAAAGATATACAGATCCACAAAGCCTGAAAGAAGATGCTGTTGAGAAGTTGGCAGATATGGCACAGCCATACATTGCATATAGCTGTTCAATACTTGATTTGTCTCAGAACAGCAAGAAATATAAGAATTACAATATTGGAGATGAAGTTGTATTAATAGACAGCTTTTCTAAGACGAAGATTAAGCAGCGAATAAAAAAGATATCAAGATATCCTGATGATCCGAGTAAAGATGCATGTGAAATTGCTAACCTTAAGCTCACATTTACTGAGATGCAGCAGAAACTTAACGATGCAGCAGACACAGTGCATAATATTACAACTGACAATGGAACAGTAGATGGCAGTTCTATAGATGATATGGATGCCAATAAACTAACAAATGTTGATGATGTAGTATCTAAAACGGAAAGCTTTAAGAGCATTAAAACAGAAGTATTAACTATTACAGGTGAGTTACAGAGTGCATCAGGTAAAATCGGAGAACTTGAAACCAATAAACTTGATTCAGAAACGGCAAGGATTACATATGCAACAATAGAAAATTTAAAAGGTCTTTCCGGAGAATTTGAACAGTTCAAGACGAATGATTTTACTGCGGTAACAGCAAAAGTTAATGACATGACTGTTGGGGTAGAAAAAGTAAATACGCTGATGTTTGGCTCGGCCACAGGCGAAAGCATTACGACAGACTTTGCCAACAGTGTTGTGAGCATGATAGGTACAGCACAGATAAAGGATTCTATGATAGATTCCTTAGATGCAAAGAAAATAAAGGCTCTGGACATTGATACCACAGATGTAAAGGTACACAGCAAAGACGGCAAATCACAGTGGACTGATAATACTATTCAGATTAGTGATAGCAATAGGCTTCGCGTTCAAATCGGAAAAGATGCATCAGGTGACTATAACATGTATGTGTGGGATTCAAAAGGCAGCTTGATGTTTGACGCGTTAGGACTTACAGCAAAAGGCATACAAAGAGAGATTATCAGAAATGATATGGTATCTCAGGACGCAAATATATCAGCCGGGAAGCTGGATATAGCAAGTCTTTTTAATGTTATTAACAATGATGGCACACATACGCTTAAGAGCAACAAGATATATCTGGATGATGCAGCACAGACACTTAATGTTCTTCTGCAGGATATAAAAACCGGTTCTGGAAAGGATTATTCCGAATGGGGCAGTTTATTAAAGCAGTCCGACGATTTTATAACGCAGAAGCTTTGGTGGACTGAGAACATAGACGGAACCAGTGTTAAGGAAAAGTTTTCCAATGTAAATCAGACATTGAAGGAATACAGCGTGAGCCTATCTAATATGGCCAAGTATGACGATGAAATATACCTGATATCTTATGTACCAACAAAGGATAATTATCCGGCTTGGGATTGGTGTGTTCCTGTTTATCCATCAGATGCCCAGTTTCCAAGGGAAGAAACATGGCAGTACAATGATACTGAGTGGGATAAGTATATTGGAAAGATTGCTTACTGGGAAAACGAAGGAAGAGCATGGCGGTTTATTCGTAATGAGGATGAAAGCCATGGTTGGAAAGAGATACCTAATTCGGAAACAGCTTATATGCTAAGACAAAATTCTGCATTAAGAATCAATCTTGATAGCATAAGTAACAGTTTGTCATTAACTCAGCAGGATTTAAAGGGCAATTATAGTACAACAACGCAGATGAATAATGCTATCACGCAGGCAGTAGATGCAGAAAGCAACAGCATTAAAAGCGAGATTTCTAAAACATATGTTACTAACAATGCATTGTCAGATAGTTTAAACGGCATTGACGAAAGCATAGGAAAACTGCAAGAAGACCAGATGTATTACACTAAAACTGAACAGCTTGACAATTATATAAAACAGCTAATTACAGACGACACAACTGAAACGAGCATTGTACTAAGTGGCGAGTATGCTACCAAAAGTTATGCTGATAAAGTTGGTACTGACGCAATAGCAACAGCGGGAAGTAATACGAACAAAATACTTGAAAGCTATTCAACAACAGCAAAAATCATTAGCGAGATTAATCCTGGAAGCACTTCTATATCTGCAGCAGTAACAGCAAAACTTGGAGAGTATGCAACGGAGGCTAGTTTAACGGCATTTATTAAAAATGAAAACGGACAGCTTCGTTCTGCGATTGAAGCGATTGCAGACGATATAACACTTAATGCGAGCGGAGCAATTAATATAAGCGGTAATAAGTCTGTTAATATTAACGGGAATTTGTTCACGCTAAATAGCACAAATACCATTATTGATGCAGACGGAACTATAAGATGCGACAACCTGATATCGAGCAATGCAAACATAACAGGGGGTAGCATAAATATAAATACAAGCGGAGAACGCAGCTCTTACATGACTTTAAGTTATGGTAACTATACTAGTGATTACAGTCCTTATCAGACTGAACACAGTGATGGAACATACAGAACAGCTTTATGGGCTCAAAACTTGGGCTTTTACCTAGATAATCGCGAACTTGCTGCATATGATTATAATGGTGTATATCTTATGCATGATGACTACCAAACAAGCTTAACTAAAAATTTGCGTCTGAATGATGGAGATTGTTATGTGTATGGATATTATTATATAAGTTCTGACGGTGCATGGGTTGAATTGTCGGAGTGGATTAAACAAAAATTAGGTATATAAATCCGCATAGCGGTAGAAAGGAATTAAGTTATGTTAAATACAACAAAGAGTACGTCAGTGAGCGGAAATAGCTCTATAGAGGGAAAGACTGTAGTCACATTTTCAGCCAATATACCTTCATCAGGAGAGATTTCTCTTAGTAAAAGAATTCAGAATAAAAAAACATATCTTGAAAATCAGGATGAATGCGATAAAGATTTTGCTAATTTTGAAGCAGAGGTGATGGCAGCACTTAAGGAGATGTAATTATGAGCTTAACAGGATTTATTTCTTACAAAAGAGTAGGATGGACAGGACAGACACCGTGGAATCCAACAAATCTCAATATTATGGATAAAGGGATTAAAGACAATAATGATATGATTGCAAACCTCAGAAGCGAGGTAAGTGCACTAAACAGTAATATTGATTTTTCTTACTTAGTTAAAAAAGCTAAAATGTTGGATGCACACACGGATCTAAATATCGTAATAGAATCTGGAATATATTATTTGTCAAATGCAGCGACATGGGGTAATCTTCCAAATTCTGAAGTTACAAATTGTTATCTTTTAGTGTTTAGTTTTAATGCAAATAGGTGTACACAAATAATTCTGCCAGGAAATAATGAATTTGCGTATTATCGTTCTAAATATACCGATAATAAAAACTGGCAAAAATGGAAAACAATTAACTGA